GGCACGCTCTCAAGGCAATGCTCAGACACAAGATATCAGTTTGTTTAATGAACAGATAAGAGTTGCACGTGATAATATCAATAATGCTATGGATAGAGAGAAGATTCAAGCACAAGGAAATCTTCGTGACCAGCAAGGTAGGGATTTACAAGACAAACTTATTTATGATTTTCACGATGCTATTAGTGGCGGACAGGTTGCTAGTTCATTGAGTAAATATTATACTCAATTAAAAGGAGCAAAAGATATCGCATCAGATACAGCAGTTAAAGCGAAAACAGCATTTGGTTCTGCTACAGCACAGGGAGATATTGTTGCGTCCGCAACTACAAATGAAGTAAATAGAGTTAGACAGAGTGCGATGCCTTTATCTCTCGGAAGAGAAACTGGAACAACTGCATCTTCAGCAGGTGGATTAAGTGAATTCGCTCAATCATCATTTTTAGATGAATCTGCACGTGCTGGCGGTGTAGACGCTCGTCCCACAGCATCTGTTCCCACAGCATCTAATGTAAATAACAGACCAAAAACAAATGAAACTAGTTCTGCGAATGAAAATACTCCTGAAGTCACAGATGAAAAATTAAGTTCAAGTGATGAATTAAGTCAAAAGATATTACAGACAGGAGAAGAAGCAAAGGGTGCAATCTCAAAGGTAGGCACAGGTTTAAGAGTAGTAGGAGATGTAGGCGGTGCTGTATCTACCTATGAATTGTTTAAGAATGGTCTTCAGAAGAATAAAGACGGAACATACGATGTAGCAGGTGATGTCTCACAGGTTGCGAATGTAGTAGGAACGGGATTAGATATTTTAGGGGCGATTATTCCTGGAGCAGGTGCAGGTATTGAAGCACTTGGAGCAATCGCTCAAGGTGTCGGTTCTATAGCAGGGACTATAGATTCGCATAATAAAGACGAACAAGCAACATCAGACGCTCAGAATGAAGTAGATAATATTGAATCACAGAGAAAAGCACAATTGAATGCTTTACCTCAGATGAAGGTTCAGACTGCTCCTGTAAGCACGATGGCGAGTAGTGGATTAGTAGGAACAATCGCACAACACACTGCTTCCGTTACTGGTGGCGGAGGAACTTTTTAAGAGAAGCAAATTTATAGATTTTTTTTTGTATCTCAAATAATATATATAAGTATAATAAAATAACAATGCCCACACAACAGTTCTGGACGAGCGAGGACAAAATACCAATTTCCCAAAAGAAAGTTTCCATTCAAGCAGAGAATGGATTATCGTATGACTTAGGACAGCAGATAAATTTTGTAATCCCTCCCACTGTTGGATTCATGATGCCCTCTGAAACATATCTCCGTATGGATGTTCGCATTCAAGGAAACGCAAATGTTCCTCTCACACTAGATGGTGACATTGGGGCAAATGTTCTTATCAGAGATATTAGAGTCTCTAGCGGAGGTGCACAGAACCAAATTTTGGAAGAGATTCAGAACGTAAATGTTCTAACTGCTCTAAAGTATGATTACGAAACAAATGACAATATGAAGAAGAAGCGTGCTTTGACTGAAGGAACTATTCTTGGAAGTAATGTTGCACGTCCTAACAATGATGGAACTTCTACTAATATGAATAATCTTGACAGCAATCCTTATTTCTATTCTTCTAATGGAAGTCTTGTTGATACTGATTACAGAACTGTTAAAGCACTACTTAAACTACCTACTGGTATCTTCCAGAATGATAAGATTTTTCCTCTTGCAATGACGCAGGGACTCCGTATAGAAATAATTTTGGAAGATCCAAATAGAGTTTTCCGTCAGTTAGAAACATCGCTACTTCACAAGAGAGTAACTTCTAATCCTGTATTCCACTCTGTCAGTGGTTCAAATGCTTCTCGCACTGAATGGACGAGTGGTTCTGCACAGACTTCTTTCTTTTTAGAAAGACAGAATGGTGTTATTTCAGTTGAATCGTGTCCTTTCCATGTAGGTGATGTTCTTGCCTTTGTAAATCCTCGTGATACTGATATAGATAGTCCTGGTGACTCGCGTATACCTGCTGATAACTCTGGAGCACCTGTATCCGCATCTATTGTGAAGGTGACTGTGACTGGTGTTTCTTATGATGCTACTGCTGGTAATGGTTCTACGACTGGTGGTCTTGTTAAGATTACTTTTGCATCTACTACAAATCATTGGGGTCAAGCAATTACTCCATCTGCTACTAAGAAATATTATGTATATTCTGCTGGTGTAGATGAAGCGACATCATTTAATCCTACATGCTCTGTAAATAATGTAGAACTTCAAGTTCAGCAGGTTGAGATGCCTGCTGGATATGTATCTAAGATGAACTCTATGTTGAAGGCAGGAGGTGCTATGAACTATGATTTCCTTTCATACACTAATTACAAATATTCTCAGTTACAGAGTGACCGTGTAGTTAATATTCGTCTTCCTATTCAGAACAGCAGATGTAAATCAATCCTTGCAATCCCCACGGATGCTACTCCATACAGTGTGAAACAATCTGTAGCAGTTGAAGACACTTATCGTGTCAATAACCTTACGAGAGATACTGGTGGTGGTAATTATTCAGTCAATAATTCTACTCGCAGTGGTCTTGTAGGTATTGCCGACCATGCTTCTAACTATCAGTTTATTTACAACGGAAAACTCAATCCTAACAGAAAAGTTCCACTTGGTCGTGTGTCTGTAAATCTTGGAAACCAGCAACCTCTCAACCAGCAATTATTTATTGAGAATGAAAAGGCATTAAGGATGGCGAACATTGATCCTCTATCATTCCAGAAGTATCAGGAGAACTTTTTTATAGGTCGAGCACTCAGTCTCTCATCAGGAACTTACGATGCACGCTCCAAAGATTTTAACCTCCAAGTAGAATATCAGGAATCAACTGCTCCATCTAAGGGGAAGTTGTGGTGCTGTTATGTTGCCCATTTAAGACGTATTGTTGTAAAAGGTGACAGTATAAGTCTGGAAATCTAGAGGGAGAAACTATATAAAGAAGGTTTAAATAACTAAAGATATCTTTCACTTTTTTAAAATTATTTTTTTATTAATATTATATTTTACCATAATAAAATATGACAACTCGCCACAATCTACAAGTCACCCCGAGTAACCACACTTCCACTGGAAAGATATCATACAAAGATGGAAATCCTCTCATCCAACTGATTATAGGTGAACAGAATAGAATGCTTGTCGGACAGAGTGTTCGCCTCGTAGGTAAATTTAGTGTATTTAAGGCAGATGGAACACTCTCAACAAGTCCTCTACGCCTTAGCGAACAATTAGGTGTTTATTCAATGATTGATTCTCTTACTATTAAATCTCAGGCAACGCATCAAGTAATTGAAGAAATTAAACATTTTCCAAGATTCATGGGTTCATACCTCCCAGTAACAAGTTCTGAACAGGACTCTGCAGGTCACATGGCGGAAACCGCACTTGTAGCACCTAACTGGAAGAACGGACAGCACACAGTAGTCGGGATGCCTACTACACTCGCAACGGATTCTAAGAAGGGTGGAAACTCTTTTTGTATTAATCTTCCTTGCGGTCTTTTTTCTGGACAGAATCCCATTCCTCTAATGGCGAATGGAGCAGGAGGTGTCGGCGGTCTCCTTGTAGAAATTCAACTTGCTCCAGACTCAAATGTTCTCTTTGATGAAACTGGAACTTCTACATCGGATGATGTTAAAGATGCATTCTATCAACTATCTAATTTAAGTCTTGCATGTGAAGTAGTAACTCCTGACCCAAGTGTTAAGATGCCTCCTGCTTCTACATTTGAATACAATTCTATTTCATCATACTTCACTACATTTAACTCTACGAATGCGATTGTAAATTTCAACCTTGGTCTATCAAGAGTTCTTGGTGTCTTTGGTAATATGATATCTGCTGATAAGATTAACAACAGAGGTGAAAACGGTCTTGCTAATAACTTTCCTGTAAATAGTGGTGCTGCTCAGAGTCCAGCAGAAATTAAGCAACTTTTCTTCACACGTGGAGGCGAGCGTTTTCCTCTTGAATTCAATATTGATACTGTTCAGAAGGATTCAACTGTTTCAGCAAATTCTACATCTGTCGTAGCAGATTCTGAAATTACTCAGCAGTATATGAATGCAATTACTCAGTTTTCTAAACTAAGGAGAACACAGGTTTCTCCTCTCAATACTAAATATACATCGGGAAAACCAACTGTTGTTAATTTCAAGGTAGATGGAGGAAGTGTTGCTGGTATCGGAATCGCATACGATGTTATCTCGGGACAAGGAATTGATTTTAGTAGTGTCAACTGGGGCATGAATATGGAGTGTGACCTTAGAACTGATAACGCTCAGGCATTTTATCTTTTCGTCCATTCTAAGAACACCCTCGCATTTTCGGCAGATGGTATTTCTGTTGTTCGTTAAAGATATCTTTTCAATAGTTTTTTTTAAAAAAATTTTTAATAATATTATATTTTACAAATATAAAATATGTCTTATGCTACTTCGTCCGACCAGTCACAAATGATGACACAAACTCCTTCGCCAGCGAATGTATCTGCAATCCCTGATCTTGTAAAGATAGGGCAGATTCCTACGAACACCGCTATTGATATTGAAACCGATATTCTTGACCCTGTCGTTCACAGTGATACTTTCTGTAGATTTCAGTTCCAGAATAAAGGTATTCTTCATTCTAATTCTAAAATTGTTTTAAGAGTAAAGGCGAATGCCTCTGAGGGGTTCCTGCCTGTCGGTGTAGGTATTTATTCTCTTATTCAGCGTGCTGCTCTCCGTGTAGGCACAAAGACCATCTGTGAGATTGATGATTTCAATCACTATATGGGATACAAATCTATGTTCCTTGCTAATGAACATCAGAAACAGAGAGAGACCTATACGACAGGTCGTCGTGTCGCTCATAAACCTTATTACCTTGAAGATGATGGAAATGATGATTGGAAGGGGACTGACCAGCAACTACAAGATACAGCAGAAAGAATTGGTCTTGATCTAGGAGTTCAGGTAGCATCTACAAGAACTCAGACTCTTGCTCTAAATGACCATTTGTTCTGTAAAACTACGAGTTTGTATGGTCCCGAGTTTGCTTTAAGTCTTCAAGACCTTTTCCCATTCCTCGGACAGAATCAGTTACCTCTTTTTATGATGACTGAACCTGTTACAATTGAACTATTCTTCAGTGATAAAGATAGTGAGCGTCTATGTCTACCTGCCTCTGCATCTAACACGACGCCATCTTTTGAAATAGACCAAACTGCGACGCAACTCATCGCAGATTATCAGTTCTTCCCCAACGAAATGATGGAGCAGTATAGTAAGCAGAATTCTAATCTTAGTTTTACGTATGCCGATTATCGTCTTGCGAAAAGAACTATTCCCATCAATGCTTCGGGAAGTGAAGCATCCACAGGGCAACTTATAATTAATGTGGGAGGTGCTGGTCGTCTTGTTACGAAACTATTTACTACTCTTTCCGATGATAATGTTAAGAAAGCATCTCTTCTAAATAATTATCATTCTATGTCTCTATCAAGAGATTATGATAATGCGACTGCTTCAAATAGGTTCAATGGAATTCTTACGGCGAATGTTAAATACAACGACCACTTCTTGTTCCCCATTGACGTTGATAACAATTCTCAGCAATTTCATAATGTCACTCAGGCAGAGGGGATGGTCCCTTTCATTGCTCGGGAAGAATATGCATTTGAAGGACAAGGTCTAACTGGAGCGACTCTTTCTGGATACGAGCAGAAAGACCCAGATAGAGGTCTTGCTGGAAGATATTTTTATCAGTCATATAAACTCAATCGCAATGAAAGAGTGAATAGCAGAGGTGTTGAGATTTACAATACTTGGGATAAACTCAAAAATTCAAAGAGTGCTGGAGCAAACTCCGCAACGTTCAGAACCTATCTAGAACTCATCCGTGTAGTTCAGTTGAAGGATGGCGTGACTGAGTCCTTTTTTGCCTAGTTGAATAAATAAGATATCTTTTTTTATTTTCTTTTTTATAACTATATATTAATACTATATGGAAGCACCATCATACACTGATACAATATTATTACAAGCGAATAGGAAGTCTTCTGCTGAATACCTTGCAGGCAATTATGAAAGTCCAAATTCATGGACGAATGATTTGGGTTCTGGAGTTAAGGTAGATATTGGAGATACTATTTCAGTTCACTCAGCATATATCTCTGAGATTGGAAATGAAGACTCGACGATAGAGATTAAAGGTAGAAATGCTATTAATAATTTAGGAGAGGCACAATCCTATACAACGAAGAATGTTACATTAAATAAACAAGAAGGTCAAAAAAATAATGGTTCTGCTACATATTTTTTACAAACTGATGAAGGAAATTACTCTTGGGACTATACAGAAACAGAAAATACTCACCAAATAACAGACGATGCATTACATTTAACACATTCATACTATAAATGTAGTCAAGGTGATAACTATATATCACTACCGAGGGCATGGGGTGCAGATGATCGGCGAGGATGGTGGGATGGAGCACAAGACTGGTCTGCTTCTAATTCTTCATTAACTGGAGCAGTTCATTCTCCGAACCCTTATAGACTTGGAAGTGATTATAGTTTTATAAGAACATTTGGGAATGCTTCAAATGGGTATGGTTATGAGGTAGACGAGACACGGATTGGAGAAGATAGAACTGAAATATCTAATGACGGACGACGCTACACCTTATTTGTGAGAAAATCTTTTAAAAACTATACTCCTGAGGGCAAAAAGACTAATTTTGTAATTCAAGGTGAAAAAGACCCAGCGTTAATGGATTTTATGTGGTATCGTAAAACTATAAAATATGAAGTCACACAAGGGTTCAACTCACCAGCAAATGTTGCGACGCAGATAACAAATAAGATGAATGATATTGATGAGATAGTAAATGTATCACTTGGTGAAGATAATGACCCTGATACAAATTCAAGAAGAGACGGACAGATAAAACAAAATAATTTAAATCTACAAGCACGATCTAATACTTATGAGACGTTCCCTTGTTCTAACGCTTGGTTTATTCGTAATGCTGGAGAATTATGGTATAAAAATACATTTAGTAATGATTTTAATGTTCCGATGTTTTTCGGAGGTAGCGGTCAGGGAGTGTTAAAAACGAATCAAAATCTTTTCCAACTTGGACAGAATAGTGGAGTATTTGAAGGAGAAACATATACTGCAGGACGCATGTGGGAGAACCAACAAGTGAAAGTCGGTTGGAAGTTTAAGTATTCTAAGAGAAGTGATACAGATGCTATCTATACACCATTAAATGCATTAGTAGGTGCTGAAATCTGTGGAACAAGAGATAATACATTCACAGGTGAGCAAGGAACTTATACGAAGATGGATCAAGAACTAGGTTCTTTTCAAGGAGGAGAAACTCTAATACCTGATGTAGGTGCGACTCACTCTATTTACTGGAATATGTCTAATGAAGACCTTGCTATGTATTTTGATTCTTGTTATTCAACAGTGGGATTTTTGCGTCCTGAAATTCAAGAGTATGGTAGAGCATTTATGGATAATAATCTTAATGAAACAGGTGATTACTATACGATAGATAATAGTTATTGGACTGACCAAATGATATTTCCTATGACAGATGATAGTATATTTTCAGAGTATAAGTCTACTATATTAACTAAGATTCCTTGGACGGAAGAGAACCTTACAAAATTAAAAAATCTTTTTGAAGCAGAGGGATTGTATCCTGAATTGTTTGATTGGGATAGTATGTCAGTATCACAACAAGAATTAATAAATTTAACAGAACAAACAAAAAATAATTTATCTGTGAATACGATGAGATTTTTACACATGAATGATAACACACAATCAGAATTTACAGGTGAAAATAAACAGATTAATGGTTCTATAACATCTACAGACCTTGGAGAATATATTCCTGTTGCAGATACAACAGACCTACAACGAGGGATGAGATTATATTTGAGTGACGCGGATACAGACGATATACCTCTTTATCCACGAAATACATATATTTTAAGTGTAGATACAGCAAATTCAAGAGTTTATGTTAGTAATCCTCATAATGATATACCATACGTCACAGATGGAAGTCAATTTGTTTATTTCGGTATGAGAGGTCTTGGTAGTGATAGATATACAAATGGAAGTGATGTGGTTACATATAATCACACGGCAGGAGCAGTATTTTTTGACTATAATCCAGCACGAAAAGATATCCGTGAAGGTGAAGGTCAAGGGTCAGACGCTTATGAAACATTAACTTATGGATTTGCTAAAAAGTATAATTTATTTGATAAAGATTATATTGGATTATCTGTGAAAAAATATCAAGGTGGAACATTACCTCAGGAATGGTTTGATGAGCAATCCCCTCCTAAGATTGCGTATAGATGTATAGGTTTTGATAGACATTTTAATGCTTATGGGACATGTGCTATATTACTAACAAATGGATATGCATCATTATGGGGAGCACCATATAGTGCAAGCGGAATATATTATAATAATGTGGAAAATTCTTGGGGAAAACCAACAACTCAGATGGCGAATGCTTCTAGTAGTGAATATCCTGATTTACCGCCAATGTATAAAGTAGTGACTAATCAACCTAATTGGGATGGATGGTTTAAACATAATCAAGCAACTGACCCACCTAAATATGGTCCCAATGCAGATCTTCCTTCTTTTGCGAGATTATTTAATGAGATATATTGTGGAGCAAATCAACCTACATTATCTTTTTCAGGAGATTCATCAAGATTTTCTTTTCAAAATCTTCATACTCCTGAACTGAAAGGAACAAATTCCGAAGAAATACTCGGTTCAACAGATGTAGCGGGTGCGAACTCTGTTTGTTACAAGATAAATAAACGATTAAGTAGATTAAATTATTCACCTAACTTTACACCATACAATAATGTTTTTAAAATATATGACGCAACTAAGTTTAATGCCTCTGAAACAGTCGCTGAAAAAGATAATGCGATTGTTCCTTATGCTATAATGGACGCTCAGTGTGGAATATTCATAGAAGATTATGGATGTGATGAAAAGAACTGGTCTCAATCTTTATGGGAACTTTTAGGGTTTACATATTCTCAGTTTCATAATGTAGGATCAAGATTACAGAGATTTAATAATACAGGATTAAAAACATCTACGCCAACGACAAACGCTCTGATAAAAACAGAAGACTTGCAAACATTTCCAAAATTAGGTCCCTCTGGATTATCTGTATTTAATACATTAGAAGTCAATTATCCTTCATGGAGATATGATAGTAAAAATGGAAGTGGTGCTACTCATTTTAATAATAAAGTTTCGTTATTTTATGAGGCATTCCCAGGATTTCAATCTTATCCAGCAGTGACCGAGGTAGGTGCTGTATCTACAAGTATCATAGCAGAGAAATTACCAAGAAAGATGTTATCACCTGTATATCTGATAAAGAGTGATTTATTAAATCCCACGTATATCGGTGGAAGAGAAGGAACTTCGGTATTACCTATTATCGGTGTAGTAGATAAAAGTTCGGGATATGGCGATTTTTATTCAGGAGCAACGGATTCTACAGTATTCACGAACACCATACCAAGAACTATACAGAACATAAAAACTTCTATCGTGGATGCAGATGGGAGTGATTCTAGAGTTGATGATGGATGTTGTGTAATTTATAAAATAACAAAGCAGATAAAGAGTAATTCTCTCGTATTGCAGAATATTTTAAATCCACCAAAGAAATAGAAATGATATCTTTTTGATATCTTTTTACATCAAAAATAGAAGTAGATGAAAAGTAAAAATAAAATTGTAGAAAGTATAAAATAAAAATAAAAAGGAGTGTAAAAGATATCTCTAATGCCTGAGTGGACAGCAAACGATATTAGTAATCTTGTGACAATATCAGCATCGGCAATTGCATCTGTATTACTTGTAATATTTAAGAGTAGATGTAAGAAAATAAATATTTGTTTCGGATTGTTAAGTTGCGACCGAGTAGTTCAAAGCGACAGCGAGGATGATGAAGAAGAACAAAAAAAATTAAATAAGACTAAATCAAAATCTACGAGAGAACCTGAACCTGAACCTGAACCACAGAACCTTTATTAACAATCTACACAATACTCATATTCACAGATACACTCATCCCCTTCACATTCATAGTCTTCGTCTTGGAATGATACATATTTACCACAGGAACTCTGAACGAGAACTTTACCATTTTGAGGATGCTTACCATCCTTATTGACGATGTAGTTCATATTTGGTGTCATTACCCAATTCTCCCAGTGGTCTCCGCCTCCTGCCATAATCAAGACTACTTCATCGGCGTGACGGAATTTCTCCTTACCATAGACCCAACACCAATCATCTCCATCATACTTATCAACTTCTTCTTCATCTTCACTTTCTGAATCTGATGCTGGTTCTGTTTGTTTTTCTTTGAGGCGTTTTACATACTCTGGATTATACATTCCGAATCCATATTGTTTTGCTTGTAGTGATTCATCTCCATAATCTCGGATGATATTTTCTTCTGTAATTTCATATTCTTCCTCTACTCTTACAAGTTCATTTTCATCATTATATTCCCAACCTGCATCTTGTAACATATCAGACCAATCATCACCATCAAGCGATGAAATAATTTCACACCATTTATCAACTTCTTTTTTGAGTTTCTTGTTTTCTTCCTTCATATAATCGTGAAGACCTTCTGCATCAATCCGACTCCCCTTTGGTTGATACTCTTGTTCTTTTTTTTTGAGTTCCTTATGTTCTTTTATCAGTTCCTTAACATATTCATACATATCATCTACTCCAGAGACAGGAAAGTCCTCGTCCAGTTCATTAAGCATATTCAAAACCTTTGTGAGGTTTGCATCGTCTGCTTCCCAGTTTGCATTCTCTTCTTGGAGTTTCTTGTTCTCCTGCAGTTGCTGTTCGTAGAGTGCTTTGTAGTCAGTCATATTGTTCTTTTGTTGTTTGTTTTGTAATTGATATTTGTAACCTACAAGTTTCAAATTTTATGTATTTTGTTGAATATGAGTAAAAAAAAATGATGATGATAATTGGAGATATCTTTTTTGATTTGTTTTGAATGAAAAGTATAGAAAGATGAAATGTAAAAATGAAAATGTAGAAAGTATAAAATAGATTTAGAAAGATGTGAAAAGATATCATTGGGACCGCCGAGACCATAGTATCATATTGTGACAAAGGTTGGTGTGACAAAAAACCCTGCAATTACAATAAAATTCATATACATACAATAAAAATTTATTAAAATTGGTGTTATTTTCTCACGTAATATGCTCTTGTTAAAGAGCATATTAACTCGTGT